ACTAAAGAAGAGTGGGATGGTCTTTTGGTGATTGAAGGCGTTCGAGTAGAAGTTGAAAGAGAACGGGTTGAGAAAGAAAGGGAAAAAGCAAAGATAAGAGCAGCCTTACAGAAAGGGAAGTAGGTGAGAATAAAAATTCCTTAGTTAGGGTTGAATCGATGCCTGAAGATTTTGAAGCGGGAGTACGGTTTGTCGCTACTGATGAAGGGGTTTCTGCGACTACTGAGAAGATGGGTACGCATTTTGACCGTACTACGGAAAAGATGCGGCAGACAATCAAGCAGACAGGTTATCTTAGGTTGGCTCTTATCCGTATCGCAACGTATACCGCAATTTTTACCTTTTTTGGTGGTATGACTAAATTAATAGCGGAGGCTATTAGTTTGCAAACCCGTCTTGCTGAAGTGTCTACTCTTGTGGATATGAGGAACAAGCAGATGGCTGAGTCTTTCCGAGTAGTTACTAGAGACCTTTTGAACTTGAGTCCTTATCTGGGAAAAGCTACTGACCTCACTAAAGGTTTGTATGAAATTATGTCTGCTGGTGTAACTAAGCCAGCAGAAGCATTTAAGCTTTTAGTGGTGTCAGCAAGGTATGCGAAAGGAGGGATTACAGATTTGGCTACAGCAGCTTCCAGTTTGACTGCGATTATGAAGGCATATGGGTATACTGCTGACGAAATGCGGGCGAAATCCGATATGCTTTTTGCCTCGGTTATGGAAGGAAAATATCATGCCGAAGAGCTGAATCAGGCTATAGGAAAAGTTTTGCCTACCGCAGCAGCTATGGGAGTTCATATTGATGAGATTTCTGCTGCCTTGGCTGTTATGACTCAGCGTGGTTTAGATGTTAATGAAGCAGCGACAGCATTAAATAGGATGATGCTTGCGTTTATGCGACCTATTGATAAAGCGAAGAAAGAATTTCAGAAACTTGGTTGGCAATGGGGGCGGAATGCTTTTGAAGGAATTGGATTGGTGGGTGTTTTGAGACGTTTAGTGGAAGCCAGTGCTCGTTATGGAGACATTCTTCCTAAGATATTCAGACGACAACGAGCCTTGAGAGGGGCTTTTGTTCTGGCGGGTGAGGGATTCAAAGATTATGTGCGGTTGTTGCAGAAGATTCGTGATGCTACTGAGGACGGAGGAGAGGTTTCACGAGCCTATGGTAAAATGATTGCGACTGTGGCAGAAGAGGTTAAAGCGGCAGGAGCAAAGATGCTGAAGATAATGTATGAATTGTGGGCGGGGAAGGGTTTTAAATGGTTAGGAGGTTTTATTCGTTTAGCTAGTGATTTTATTTCTGTTATGTTGAAATCAAGCAGGGTGACATTAGCTGCTCTTCCATTTATATATGGTTTAGCTAAAGCTATTAAAGTTGCGGCGGTTGCACAGGCGGGACAAATATCCCTTGCGAAAGCGTATACAAATGTTTTAAGAAGTATGACAATAGCTGAGATTAAACATACTGCTACGCTCAGTGCAGGGAGTAAGGCTCTTATGATCAGACATAAATATTTTATGCTTATGAGAAGCGGTTTAATTGCTGGTGTTCTAGCATATATAGGTATTAAGTTTGCTTTGGATGCATGGATAGCTTCGTCGGATAGGGGAATCGGTACTCTACATCGAGAAGCTGAAGCGATGAAGGCGTTGAAAGATGAGTTGAATTTATATGCTGCTGCATCTGTCCAGGCAGGTCGGGCAACTAGGGATATTGCCAAAGAACTTCGAGCTTTGGCTAAAGGTGATGTGGAGAAAGCTCTCCGTCTAACTTTTCGTTCAAGGAGGAAAGATTTAGAATTGTTCCGTCGGATTATGAAATCTCTTGGGGAAGAGTTTGGAAGGAATGCTGTAAAAGCTGGGCGAATGTGGGTGGATGTTAGAAAGCTTATGAAGGCAACTAAAGAAGGGGCTGAGGTTGGAGATGAATATAATTATATTTTAGAAGCTCTTGCTAGGAACTGGGGGTATAGTGAAAAGCGAATAAGAGCATGGGTGTCTGCACAACAGTTAAGTGTGGATACTGTGGAAAAGGTTATAGAAGCGATGAGGTTCTTGTCTCGTCTTCAGAGGGATTGGAATAAAATAGTGGAATCGTCAAGTAAACACGTTAGAAATTTAGCACGAGAACTTAGTAAGGAAGAATTACAAGACAGTGTAAGATTGCTGGAAGAGTTAATTGGATTAACACCTGAACAAGACCCTGTTAAGTGGCTGAAGACTGTGGAGTATTTCGAAGCTTTGGGGTTATCATTAGATGACCTTACAAAGAAGAAGCTTCCTGAGTTTTTAGCTAAATTTAGAGAAGCATTAAAGGTTCAGCCTGAGGTTTTCAGAGAGATGAAATATGAAGAGTTTATGCGGGAGTACCTGGTTATTTTTGAGAAGATGCATCCTCCTTTGAAGGACTTGGAGGAAAGTGTACGGGCGTTGGCAGATACATGGAAGACCAAATGGGTAGAGGCGTATGGAGACAGTGCCGAGGTAATGAAACTTTTTGTGAAGAAACATCGGACTCAGCTTGAGCTTATAAAAAATAATTTAGATAGACTTGGAGATGCAGAAGGTATAATTCTTGTAGAGAACTTTATTAGATTGTTAGATACAAAGTTAACTGCACAGCAGAAAGCAGCTAAGAAGGCGTTATCTCTTCATGAAGCTTTGGCGAATGATTTTATACGGATTGATACTACTATGGAGCAGATGAGGAATGAATTACGGGGAGAGGAATATAATAATATTATTGAGCAGACTAAGAAGCTGATTACATTAGAAAGGAAGAAACTAGCTAAGTGGGTGGGACTTGAGCTAAAAGCAGGGAGTGATATGATTGTAGTTTGGGAAGAGTACACAGCAAAGAAATTAAAGTTAGATAAATTATTAGCGTTATCTGAGGCAGTTGGTCGTAGACGTAAGTTTGAAGCACAGCTTACTGAAAATCAGCGAATTCTCCAAATGGATTATGAATTTACGTGGCAACGTATTGCGGCAGCCGAAGAGATGTACAGTCTAATGGAAGGACAGATTCGAGAACTGACTGATGTTTCTGAGGAGGAAATGAGAGGTCTTCTTACAGTTCTAGCAGCGTTCAAGGCATATATAGATAAACTCAAAGGATTGGAAACTTCCTGGACTCCTTGGATTGAGAGTTTGGATTATGTTCGAAAGCTACTTCGTGCTGTGGTAGCTCAGTTAAAGGATTTTGCAGATGTAATGGGGATTACTGATGGAGCTTTGTTTAGAGTTATTAATACGTTAGATGTTGTATATAAGGGACTTGGTGCGATAAAGGCTGGTATGCAGATGGTGGAATATGCGGCTAGTGAGGCGATAGCAGGTATAGCAGCAACCTTTATGAAATTGATGGGCTGGATTGCCATCATTCTTGCTGCCGTTACTATGGTTATTAGTCTTTTTAAGGCTTTGTTTGGTCGGAACCAGCAGACTGAGGCAGAGAGGATGGAAGAGCGGATTAGGGGAGTTCAGAAAGCACTTAAATATCTTGGAGATATTTCAGATAGTGTGGCTGAAGAGTTTATGGAGCTTGTAGCTCAGGTGGGGAGGACGTGGGCTTTGTTGAAGCTGTTGCCTGCTATTATGCAGGAAGGTGGAGTAACTACTAAGAACTTTGCAGAATATATGGAAGTTCTTCTGGATGTTCTTGAGAAGATAAGGGAGAGTCAAGCTATTCCTGAATTGGAGAGGGGGGTAGAGCGAGTCCGTCGAGAAGTTGATAGAGGAAGGAGGGCTCAGAGGGATTATAGGGATGAGTGGCGGGATACTTATAGGGATATCACAGATGAGTATAGTCCTGAAGATATAGAGTTGTTGATTGTGGATTTGGGCATAGCTTTTCAGGATTTAATTGAACATGCAAAGAGATTAGGGCTTGAAGGTAGTGCGGCATTAGTCTTGTTTATTCAAGAGGTTCGAGAGCTGGGTTTGCAGGTTCAAGAAGTGGATGAATATGTTTTTGGCTGGTTGACAAGAGCTTCAGAGGGGTTGACTGCTATGATAGAAGCTTCCAGGGGTACGGGAGAGGAACTGAGCAGGTTGGGAGACTTAACTTTGGCTGTGTTTAATAGTTTAATTGCTCAGGGTATGAGTTGGATTGATGCTTTAATCTTGATGGAGGAACCTCTCCATGAATTAAGAAGGAGGTATCGAGATTTAGGAGATGAAAGTAATGTTGCTGTTGAGCAGTTGTTGAAGATTGCATTCGTGCGAGAGAAATATCAAGACCTTTTTGCTGCTATCTCAGGAACAAACGAGGTTCTAAATGCTCTGGGGAACACTGGTTTCTTAACTCAGGAGGCTTTGACTGCTGTAGCAGAGCAGGCAGGGACTTATTATGACCGATTGATTGCTGCGGGGCTGACAGCTCATGAAGCCCTTGCAGTTATGGCTCCTACACTTCAGCAATTGCAATGGTATGCTGACCAATATGGATTTAGTTTAGACGAAAATACTCAGTCTTTGATTGACCAAGCAACAGAGCTGGGGCTTGTTAAAGAGAAAGGGGAGGATATGGTTACAGTGTTGAAAGCAGGTTTCGATGATATGGTTACTGCTATCGGTGAGATGAGGGATGTTCTGGTTGATTTTATTGATGGTTTGGGGGATGCGGGTACTGCTACAGAGGATTTAACTAATAAAACTATTAGCCTTAAAGATACTTGGACGGGTGTTTTTGATGAGGTTGAACGTGTTGGTGTTGCTATGGCTGGGTTAGTTAGTATTGGAAACGGTACTTTTACGGGGGTAGGAAGTGCACAAGCTGGAATGGAGGATGTTGGTCGGACTCAGCTTATTCGGGTGCATCAAGGAGAGTCAATTATTCCTGAAGGTTTGGCAGATGCACTTCGTCAGTTTTATGGCGGTGTTGGTGGTGGTATTGCTTCTTCTTCTGCTGGTGGTGGGGGAGCTTTACGTGCTACTATTAATATTGATGGACGGGAAGTATACAGGGCTCTTGTTCCTTATATACGAGAAGGAGGGGAGAGCGGGGATTTTGAGGTTGCAGGGGAGGCGGTTCAGTAATGGGAAAACAAAGATTTTTATATGATAAAGTTGTACGGGCGGGTTCTGTGAGCCCTATTGTGCTTACGGATTACCATCCAGATTTCCCTGTTGAGAGAGTTCAGAGTCTGTGGAGAGACTATGTATATCGGTCTAAGTATGGGACAGGTTCTGGTTGGGGGTATTTTAAAATAACTTCTTCGAATCAGTGGATAGATTTTGATGAAGGGGGAGGAGAGTTGTCTGCTCAAATACCTGTTGAAGAATATGATGCAGATACTTTAGCTACAGCAATTGAAACTGCGATGGAGGGTGTGGGGGGTTATTCCTATACTATTACTTATCAGGAGAGTATAAATAAATTTACGATAGCTTCTCCTTCTGGGAATTTTGATTTGTTATGGCAGTCAGGAACTCATTCTGCAAGTAGTGTTGGAGATACTCTAGGGTTTGATACTTCGGCGAATGATACAGGAATATCTTCTTATACTGCGAATTTCATGAGGATTCATAGTGCTGTGGCTGTGGAAATTGAGTCTATTGGTAATTTAGCTGTGTCGACTAAAGCCTGTGTAGTTTATGGGTTGAATTTAACGAGCTCTCCTGAGTCTTTTAAGCTCCAACGGTATACTACCTCCTGGGTGAATGTTGTGGATTTTGAGTATGATTATGCGAATAAGAGAGCAATTTGTTTCTTTTCTGAGATTAGTGATGATAAATATCGCATTTATATAGAAGATAGAACAAATTCTGAGGGTTATATTCAAGTAGGTACAGTTCTTTTGGGAGATTATGAAGAGATAAGTAGGGGGTATGAGTATGGTGCTACCAGCGATATGGATGATACGAGTGAACACATGTACTCCAAAAAGGGGTATATTACAGTAGCAGTCGGTTTTATGAAGAAGAGAAGAGCGGTGGTTTATGAAGTGCTTGCGGCGGATGAACAAAAGTTGGAAGATATATATAATCTGGTGGGGAAGGAGTTTCCATTTGTTTTTGTTGCAGATTCTGACCAGGCAAAGGAGACAATGGAATATGCTATTTTTAAAGACCGATTTTCGAGGAGGATTCAGGATAGTCAGTTTAAGAGGATTGCTTTAATTTGGGAGTATGAGATAAAATAAAATGAGTATAGATACTTGGGAGAAGCTGATTCAGCTTCCCAATGCGAATTTTCAAGCTCTTGTGGAGGTGAACCCTGCTTTACATTTTGAGACGGGTAGTGACTGGACATCAGAAGGAAGCAGTACTTACTCCCATGCGTGTGCAGAAACTTCTGTTAATACAGCTACTGATAATGGAAAGGAGTTGGTTAAGAAAATTTCTGTTGCTGAAGTTAAGGGTACAGCAGGGACTTGGTATTTTGATTTCTTTGCTCAAAAGGTTTATGTCCGTTGTTTTGATGATGATGATTTAAGTAATTCTTCTACTACTGTTACTCTTGTTGTTTTCTGTTGGAAGTTTTTTGATACTGCTGGTGGTACATTTAATGGGCATCCATATCGTCCAATTGTCCGTAAGGATAGTCTTCCAGTTCTTGATTTGGCAGTAGATGATATTGTAGAGGGTATTTATAAGTTTAACTTTGGCAGTTTCCGTATGAGCAACGATGGGTGGTGGGATAAGGCAGGAGAAGATTATATATGGACGAATCGGAGGGTTTTAATTAAATTAGGAGGAGAAGACCTTCCTTATAGTGAATATTGTCTCTATTTTGTGGGTAGAATTTCTGATTATTATGTGAGTGATGAAGAAATAATTTTCAGTGTGAAGGATATTCGAGTCGGGACATTTGCTCAGTTGCCTATTAATCATTACTGGAAGAGTACTTATCCAGATATGTATGATGAGGATGAAGGGAAAGCAATTCCTCTTTTTTATGGAGAAAAGACAAATATTATTCCTACCTGTATTGATTCGACTGCTGGTGGGGGAGGTAAGTGGAAGATAGCAGATAGTAGAAAGATAAAATCAATTGATGAGGTTCGGTGGAATGGTGAGGTAATAACTCCAACAGTAGATTATACTATCGATTTGAATAATGCTGAGTTTACTTTAAATATGTCATTTCATCCTGAGGAAGGAGATTATCTGGAAGTTGATGCGAAGGGGTTTGTAGCTAATGGTGATGTTTTATTAAAAAAGGGAGGAGAAATTGCTGAAGATATTCTGAAAACATATCTGGGTTTTATAGATGATGAACTGGATTTGGTTTCTTTTGATAATACAAATACTAAGAGAACTCAGCCTCTTGGTTTGTATCTGGATATAGATGAAAGTTCACGAGAGATTCTTCAAACAATTGGTCGGAGTATTGTGGCTTTCTTTGCTCCTACGGAAGATGGGAAGCTATCTTTTGAAGCATATGAGCCTTCAACTCCAGAAGGAACTTTGGAGTTAACTGATAGAGATTATAAACACTGGAAGGTTAAAAAAGATAATCGATTTATACGGAATAAGATAAAAGTATTTTATAACAAAGACCCGAAGACTCAGGATTTTAAAGTTGTTGAGCGTAATAATTATCCAGTTCTATATAAATATGGAGTGCGGGAGACTTTAACAATAAAGACTTATTTAGAAAATAAGCTGGATGCAGAGAATATTGCAGAAGGTGTTAGAGATATGTGCTCTAAGCCTATCACGATTGCTGATACTTCTTTTGGAGTTAAAGGGTTTGGGCTTTATCCTACACGAAAGGTGATTCTTAGCAGGAGTAGGGCTGTGGATACGTCAGGAGCTTGGGATAAGAGAACCTTTAGAATTAGGTCAGTTGTGAAGGATACATCGAAGGAGACAACAAGTATTGTTGCTTTGGATGATTTACAGTCTCTTGGAGAATCTCTTTGTCAGGTCTGTTATGGCTGTCAAGCCTGTAATGTTTGTCAGGTGGTGGTGGGTTGTCAGACCTGTGATGCCTGTGAGGTGTGCGTAGCCTGCGAAGTATGCTATACTGCTGAGCATTGTATTGCCTGCGACCTTTGTGACCTCTGTGAGCTGTGTGATGAGTGTGAGCAGCAGGTTTCCTGCGAGACCTGTGATGGCTGTCAGGTATGCGTAGCCTGTGCCACGTGTAACACTCCTGAGGATTGTACGACCTGTGATGTCTGTGATGCTTGTGAGGTAGAGTATACATGTATATCCTGCGTGGCTTGCGAGAGCTGTGTGGTTTGTGAGATTTGTGTGGGTACTCAGGGGTGTCCTTCTTGTGATACCTGTGACCTCTGTGAGCTCTGCGTGGGTTGTCAGCAGCAGGTTTCCTGCGAGACCTGTGATGGCTGTCAGGTATGCGTAGCCTGTGCCACGTGTAATACCCCTCAGGATTGTACGACCTGTGATGTCTGTGATGAATGTGAGGCATGTAATACGTGTCAGGCACAGGTGAGCTGTCAATCCTGTGATTCCTGTCAAGTCTGTGTGGGATGCATGACCTGTGTAACTGCTGAGGATTGTGTATCCTGTGATGTCTGTGATTCCTGTCAAAGTTGCGTTGGATGTCAGGTTCAGGTGACTTGTCAGAGCTGTGATTCGTGCCAGAGCTGTGTAGGGTGTATGGTTTGTAATACAACGGAGGAATGTACGGTCTGTGATGTCTGTGATTCCTGTCAGGCTTGTGTCTCAGGAGTGTGTGGGAGCTGTGTTAATTGTCAATCCTGTAATACGGCAGAGGAATGTGTGGTCTGTGATGTTTGTGCTCTTTGTGAGGTTTGCGTTACTGGGGTGTAAAATAATATAAGGAGTAAGGATAAATAAATGGTATGTGAATCTTGTGAAACCTGTGTAAATTGCATGGTTTGTGATACTCAGGAGGGGTGTGCTATCTGTGATGTCTGTGATGAATGTCAGAACTGTGATGGATGTCAGACTGGGGTGAGCTGTGGTTCCTGTGAGACCTGTGAGCTTTGTGTGTTTTGCCAGAGTTGTAATACAACAGAAGACTGTACGGTTTGCGATTTCTGCGATGCTTGTGAGAACTGTGTTGGATGTCAGCAACAAGTTTCTTGTGCTAAGTGTGATATATGTGAAACCTGCGATACTTCTGAGGAAGGATGTCTTGTCTGTGATGTTTGTGTTGATTGTGAAAACTGTGTAGCCTGTATGGTGGGAGATGCTTGTGGTAGTTGCGTTTCCTGTCAGAGTTGTGTGGGATGTCAGATTTGTAATACAACAGAGGATTGTACGGTCTGCGATTTATGTGATTCCTGTGAGAGTTGTGTGACTTGTCAGCAACAGGTTTCCTGTGCAAAATGTGATACATGTGAGGTATGTGATGTGACCTGTCAGAGCTGTGTCACAACCGAGGATTGTACGGTCTGTGATGTCTGTGATTCCTGTCAGAATTGTGTTTCCTGTCAGAGCTATGATACTTGTGCAAAATGTGATTCATGTGAAACTTGTGTAAATTGTATGACTTGTAATACAGCAGAGGATTGTACGGTCTGTGATACCTGTGATTCATGTCAGAGCTGTGTCGGATGTCAGCAGCAGGTCAGTTGTGCCTCTTGTGATTCCTGCCAGACTTGTGTTGCAACTCAGCAGTGTTCTCCGTGCGATGTTTGTAATAACTGTCAGCAACAATTTTCCTGTGCTAAGTGTGTTGAGTGTGAATCTTGTTTTTCCTTTGAAGGGTAATTTTTAATATTTTTTAATAATATAGCTTGACGGAATTAGTAAGTTTGCCTGATAATCTTTTATTGGGTATAATAGTCTTAAAGATTTTGGAGGTTTCCAATGGAAATTAATGAAGAGACTAAAAAGAAACGAGCAGATTTATGTCAAAAGTGCTATACCTGTGAGCAAGGAGTGGATAAGAGTAAAAATATTGATGATTTAAAAGAAGAGAGAGCCAAAAAATGCAAACAGTGTTATTTTTGTGAGTCGGAAGTGGATAAGAGTATTTCTATTGATGATGAAATTGTAGTATCTCAACCTGTTGTAGTGGATAAAGCGAAGGAGTGCCAAAAGTGTTATACTTGCGAGAAAGGTGTGGAAAGCACAGTGACTTTTGAAGAAATGCAAAAAAGGAGAGCTAAAGCATGTCAGAAGTGTTATACCTGTGAGCAGGGGGTCTCTGCGGATATTACTGTTGATAATGGAGTGATTGAAGTTTCTCCAGAACCGCAGAAGGAGCTGACTTCAAAAGAGAAAGCAGATTATTGTCGGTCTTGTTATACTTGTGAGAAGATGGCGGATAAAAGTATAACTCTTAAACAGGCACAAGGAGATTGGGAGAATATCCCCATTACATATTTCCTATTTCCTACTAATGGTTGTAATTTAAGATGTACATACTGCTATGCCAATAATAAGCCAGGAAAGATGACCAAAGAAACTATGCATCAAGTGTTGAAGTGGTTGTTTGAAGTAGACCCTCATAAAAATATTACTTGTCATTTTTTTGGAGGAGAACCTACTGTGATGTGGGATATGTTAGTGGATATGGTAACAATTGGGACGATTATGGGGAGGGAGAATGGTAAGACAGTGAGTTGGGGTATGACTACGAATGGAACTCTGCTAGATGAGGATAGACTTCAGTGGATAGTTCAGAATATGAGAAAGGGGAATCCTTTCTTGTTGAGCATTGATGGTCGTCCTAAGACGCATGATAAATATAGAGTTCTTGCGGGGGGAAAGCCTACACATCATTTGATTCCTGTTGATAGAATTTTGGAGCTTTTTCCAAATCTTGAGTGTCGTCCGACGATTCAACCAGATACTGCTAAAGATTGGTTTGAGGATTTTTGTTATCTGAGAAATGAAGGATTTAAGCATATTGCTATTGAACCTAATTTTGAATGTGAGTGGACAGCTAAGCAGATGGACGATTATGAAGAGACATTAAGGAAGCTCGGTCAGTATTATATTTATGCTAAGAAGCTGGGTAAGCCGATTTATATGAAGTTTATTGATATGGTAGTTGGTAGTATAAACAGAACTTCTCCTCCTGTGGGGCGAGTGTGCGGTGTGGCTTGGAATTCGGCAGGTATTGACCATAGAGGGAAGCTTTATGCTTGTCAGAGGTATACGAGTTATAATGACCCTGCTAAGTATGCTATAGGAGATGTGTGGAATGGTTGGGATGAGTTTAAACTTTTTGAGACACAGCTTCTTTTTCGAGAGAATGTTAATGGAGATGTTGCTCATGGTTATAATTGTAACACTTGTAGTATCAGGAATTTCTGTTATAAAGGTTGTAACGCTGCAAGTTGTAAATGGAATGAGACCAGGGAGGTAACTTTACCTACGTATTGTGAGCTTACGAAGCGGGAGGTTCGTGTAGCTCTTTCTGTTCTTACTGAGTTAGATATGCTCATGCTGAGACCGAATTTAACGGGGGTAAAAAAGTAATGGGAACTAAAGTATCTGGGCTTGGTGTCGAGCTTGACTTTGGCAAGCATGTGTCCCAGTCTGCTCCTCATGCTCATAGGACAGCTAGGTTCTTTCATATTAAGGGAGCTTTTATAAATGCTTCGACTGGAGTTCCAGACGCAGGGAAGCCTATAAAGTTGGATGCTGCTGGGAAGATAGATTCGAGTATGATGAATGGAGGAGGAGGAAACCACAATCTTCTTTCAGCTACTCATCCAGATTCTGTGGTTGGTTCGCCTGTCAGAGGAGATTTAATAGTAGGGAATGCGACTCCTAAATGGGAGAAGCTTGCTGTTGGTGTAACAGGGAAGTTTATAAGGTCGAATGGTTCAGATGCTTTATGGGCATCAATTGCGTGGGGGGATGTTTCAAAGGTGGGGTCTAACCTTACGGATTTAGCAACTCGGCAACATGCTGGGTTGACCAATGTAACCTCAGACCAGCATCATCCTCAATCACACACTCTTGCCTCACATTCTACAAAGCCTCATAGTGCTTTATCAGATGTAACCTCAGACCAGCATCATGCTGAGGTTCATGGACATGCTCATGGGGATTTATCTGAAGTAACCTCAGACCAGCATCATCCTCAAAGCCATGCTCTCAATTCTCATTCTTCATATCCACACAGCGAATTATCCGATGCACCTGCGGATGCTCACCATCCTCAATCTCATACCTTGGCATCTCATTCGACAAGACCTCATAGCTCTTTAACAGACATAACCTCTGACCAACATCATGCACAATCACATGGACATGCTCATACTTCTCTATCAGGAGTAACCTCTGACCAGCATCACGCAGCAGCTCATAGTCATAGTCATGTTTCAACAACAGGAAGAACTGCAAACGACCATCATGCACAGGCTCATAGTCACACTCATGCTTCAACAACAGGAAGAACAGCAAACGACCATCATGCTCAAGTTCATGCTTTGACTTCTCATTCTGATTTTTCGACTTATCTCAATCAGGCGGTAAAATCTACTTCGAGTCCTAGTTTTGTCAACAATACGCTCAGTGGAACGCTTACAGCAAATGGAAGTGCTAACTTTAAAGCGTATGGCTGCTATGTCAACACTTCAGCGAGTGCAGGAAATGTTCGAGTTATGACTTCTGGATATTTGAAACGCTCTACAGTATCGTCCATAAAATACAAAGATAAAGTTAAAGACTTGGAATTAAATTCTGCTTTGCTTTATAATCTTCGTCCTATCAGCTTCAATTCCAAGTGCGAAGATGATGACAAGAACAAAAGATTCATTGGATTGATAGCTGAGGAAATTGAAAAAGAATTTCCTGAAATAATGGAGTATAACGAGGAAGGTGGGGCGGAGGGTTATGACAGTCAGATGTTAGCGACCTTAATGCTCGCAGAGACACAACGCCATGAGGCGAGGATTGCGGCTTTGGAAGCCCAATTAAATAATTAAGAGGAGATATGTTATGAAAAAAACAAAACACAATCCACCTAGTTTCATTAAGTTCAGCCCGTTGCAGAGAAACTATCTCAATGAAGTGCGGTTTAGACAGGAAAGAGAATGGAACGAGGCTCTTGAATCAGTTTATCAGGAATTAAATATTATGG